ATATGAAAAGAAACAAAACAAATTAAAAGAAATTAAATATAATGACCCAGATAAGTATAATGAAATTATGTTATCTAAAAAAGAAAAGAGAAAGAAAGAATGTAATTTATTATATGAACAAGAAAGGCTTGAAAAATTAAAAATTTCAGATTTAGAAAAACAAAATAAGATTTTCTTTTTACAAGACAAATTATTGAAAATTAAAAAAACAAACACAAAAGAAAATTCTTTAAATAAAACTTTAAGCTCTTGGCAACGAAAATGGATAGCTATAAAAAACAATCCAGAAAGATATGCAAAATATTTATTAAAAGAGAAAAGAAAAAGAGAACGAAGAAAAAACGATCCAGAAAGACATGAACATAATATTTTAATGTCATCAATAAGATCAAAAATAAAATTTTATTCTGATCCAGAAGCATATCGTTTAAAGAAAAAAAATTATCATGAAAATCATCCAGAGGTAACAGAAAGAAAAAATCGAATAACAAGAGAGAAAAGAGTTTTAATACAACAAAAGAGATTTGCTGATGCAATGGAAGATATAAACAATAAAATTGTGAGGTGTTAATGAAAGGCAATAACAAAAAATCAACAATTGGAATCGTTAAAACTCAAAAAGAAATATCAAGAGTTCTTGGGGTTTCTACTCGTACAGTATCTTTTTGGATAACCGAAGGAATGCCGCAAACGCCAGAAGGATTGTATGATGTTATTGCTATTCAAAAATGGCGGCTAGATAGAAATACTAAAGGCGATCCATCGGATGTCAAAGAGCGAAATAAATGGGATTCGCAATATCGCCAATACAAAGCGTTAAACGAGGAACTAGAATATCAGAAAAATAAGGGCGAGCTTCTCGACCGGAAAGAAGTCTGGGAGGAACAAGCAAAACAAGTACAGGACGTTAAAAGAAAGTTTCTTGTTTTGGGGACGGTGATTGCGCCGCAACTTGTCGGACTAGGCGTGCGGGAGATACAGGAACTGATCGATTCAAAGGTAAAGGAGATTATACGGAGCTTTTACGAGAAGCAACAGAAACAAAAGTCATAGGTGGCAAAAGCATTTAAAACAAGAATGGGTTTTGTCGCTTAGTGTTACGGTGTCGGAATGGGCAGACAAGAACCGTGTCCTTGACGCTATGACCAGCGCAGAGCGCGGCCAGTGGCGCACGTCGCGCACGCCTTACCTGCGCGGGATTATGGATGTTTTTACAGACCCGAAGATTGAGAAAGTCACATTGATGAAGTCGACGCAAGTCGGAGGAACAGAGGCAATGCTAAACTGTTTGGCTTTTTGTATGGATCAAGACCCGGGCCCCGCGCTTTACGTCAAACCAACAGACATCTTGGCAAAATCCGATTGCACAGACCGCATCCAGCCGATGGTTAATTCATCGCCGGCACTCAAGGCACACATTACAGGCTGGGATGATGATATTCAAAAACTTTTTGTTAAACTTGACCATATGATTTTATATCTTGCCGGATCGAATTCGCCGTCAAGCCTGGCATCAAAATCAATCCGGTATCTATTTCTTGACGAGGTTGACAAATTTCCGATGTTTGCAGGGCGGGAAGCCAGCCCGATTGATCTGGCGGAGGAACGCACCCGGACATTCTGGAACCGGCGCATCATGGAATGCTCGACGCCGACAACCAGGGACGGGTATATATTCCGCAGTTACGAAAAATCAGACAAACGCTGGTATTACGTCCCCTGTCCGCATTGCGGAGAGTTTCAAACTTTGAGTTTTAGCCATATCAAGTGGCCGAGTGAGGCGGTAGAGCCTGATCACATCAAAAATGAAGCCTTGGCGCGGTATTTTTGCGACGTTTGCGGCGGGAAAATTGACGACACGCAGAAAATAGCAATGGTTTTGAAGGGGCAATGGCTCAAAGATGGCCAGACTATAGATAAAAATGGGGTAATTTCCGGCAATCCGCCGCATAATTTTCATGCGGGATTCTGGATAAACGCGCTTTATTCGCCCTGGCTGACGTTTTCAGACATTGCCTGCAAGTTTTTAAATAGCAAAAACGAGCCAGAAAAGCTGATGAATTTTGTCAATTCGTGGCTCGGCGAGATTTGGGAGGAGAAGATTCAGGAAACGAAGCCACAGCAATTGAGGAAACACGCGCAAACTTACCTGAAAGGGACAGTGCCTGATGGAGTTTTTCTATTGACAGCAGGCGTGGATGTGCAGAAAGACCATTTTTATTATGTTGTCCGGGGCTGGGGACTAGGCTGGGAATCTTGGCTGGTATCCGCAAAACGCGTCGAAACATGGGAGGACGTGATTCTTGATTTATTCACGACGTACTATCCGCGGGAACACGGGCAGCAATCCTTTCCGGTGATTATGACCTGCATAGATTCAGGTTTTAACGCCTATGACGTGTACGACGTTTGCCGCAACTGGCGCGACTGCAGCCGGGCGACAAAGGGGCATGACGTTTTGACTGGCGTGCCATACAACGCCGTGAATATTGAAAAGTTCCCGGGTACGAACCGGCCTATCCCTGGCGGCCTGCAACTTTACCACTTGGACACAAACTATTTTAAAAACAAATTGCACCGCTGGATGACGTTTGATGATTCAGGCGTTACGAAATTTCATTTATACGAAAATATTGGCGATGATTACTTGAACCAGATATGCAGCGAGCGGAAAATAATTGAGCGGGACACAAAGGGTCGGGCGCATGAGGTGTGGAAGCAGAACACAGACCACACGCCGAACCATTATCTTGACTGCGAGGTCGGAGCGGCAGCGGCGGCGGAAATGCTGCGGGTGTACGCGCTGACAAAGGAGGACAGGCCGCGAATAGTGCAGCCAGTAGAGCAGCATGGATATAAACAAAAGCCGGTGAATAGTTGGCTGGGGAGCGGGCAGGAAAGGGAAGAAAAACAAACTAAAAAGGGAGGGTGGTTAAACCAATGAAACGCGAGCAAATATTTCCATTGATTCTTATTTTGATTGACCTATGCGCCGCGCTTGGATATTTGCCGACGGGCGACTGGCGGAGGGTTGGGTATTGGATATCGGCGGCATGTTTAACTTATTTTGTGACTAATTTTTAAGGAGATAATTTATGATTTTAGAAAAAATTTTTAACGAAATGTGTTTGATGGAATCAATAAGTTATAGAAGCAAAATTAATTATATTAAAGTGTCCCCTTTAACTTTTCATAATATGTGCATGGAAGATTCTGAGATTCATTTAACAAAAAAGTTTTTAGGAATTCCGATAATAATCAAAGAAGATGAAAAATTGGATAAGGATTATTTTATAATTTTATGAACGCCTTCCTCGAACAACCGAAGGGCTGGCTTTCCGGTTTTGTTGAGCCGAAATCGAAGCCAAAGCGGGAGTATCAGCAAGGGACAGACTGCGTCGTTTTCGTGCCGGTGAAATGCCCGTATTGCCAGTCAGTTCATGTTTGGATTTATGGTAGGGACGGTAAAATCAGATACCATTTCTGCAAAGACTGCAAAAAAAAGTTTAAAAGCATTGAGCAGGAGTAAAGTGAGAAACTCTATAGGCATTTCTCAAATAAATTCAAATACTCTGAATTGTTCTTTTGACAATAATTGTATTCACAATGCATAATTGAAACGAATCATGAACTGATCCCTCATGAATAATATTGAGCCTGTCGGGGCCGACACCTTGACAGGCTTTTTTATTTTTTAAGGGGGACGCATGGCAAGTCCGACACTGGCAGCACAACTCGAAGCGGTCGAAACCGCAATCTTAAATATCATGAATGGCGGAGCAGTTCAGGCTTACACGATAGGCAATCGCAACATTCAAAAAATGACATTGACGGAACTCCGCAACTGGCGGGATCAACTCAAAGCAGAAACAACAAACGCAAGCGGGGGGGCAATGAATTATGCGACTTTCGAAAACGCCCAATAAAAAATTCAGCGAAAAATTAAAAGACGGGATTGATTCTGTCATTGAAATATTTTCACCGAAAGCAGCTTTTATGCGCAGGTACGCGCGGCACTCGTCAACCATGTTTTCAGGCGGATATTCAGGCGCATCAAAAAACCGGTTTATGTCAAGCTGGCTTCCGGGCGGAGGCAGCGCAGACGCAGACCTTTTAAATGATTTACCAGCATTGCGGGAACGCAGCAGGGACTTGGAACGTAACGACGGATTCGCAGCCGGTATCATAAAAACATATTCGGGCAACGTGATATCTTCCGGCATCCGGGCGCAATCACGATTGAAATATGACAGGCTGAAAATCACAAAAGAGCAGGCGGTCGAATATCAGAAACAGATGGAGAAAATCTTTGAGGATTTTATTCCATTTTGCGACGCGAACCAGAAACTTGATTTTTTTGAAGATCAGGACATGGTCGTCAAACAACAGGCCATAAACGGCGATGTTGTCGTAATCCCCTTGCGGGTTAACACTCCGAGATACAAGGGCGTGACTTTCCAGATCATCGAGGCCGACAGATTAAGCAATCCGAACGTTA